CGGCTCTACGGCGTGGATATGATCAGCATGGGCAATCGCTATACGGTGCGCGGCTTCGACGGCGAGGTTACGCTGATGGGAACAAACGGCTGGTATCTGCGGAATGAATTTGCGACACGTTTTCCGAAACAAAAGGCAGAACTCTATCTTGGGCTTGATGTCGGTGCAGTTTACGGATACGGCACGGAGGTCTACAACGGTCACGTAATTGCGGGCACCGTGCTCGGGCTGCGCGGCGCAATGGATGCACTCTCCTATGACGTATTCGCTGCCAAACCCATACAAAAACCCGAGGGCTTCCGTACACCGGATGTGACGTATGGATTCTCCCTCGGGATGAAGTTCTAGCATTTTATCCATCAACACCAATCTCAATCCCGCCCTTGAAAAACTTCCCCCTGCCCGAAAGCTCCTACACTCTCACCTCCGTCCCATCCCGAAACACCACCGTCATCCCCTTATCCGCGCCCACGGTCACATAATCCACCATGCTTGCCCAGAGCTGCTCATCGAACTCAGTCACAGGCTCGGTTTGTACTTTGAGTTTATTGATAAACACCGCCAATCGCTCAGACTGCGTTTCCTTGGCAGAAACAGCCTCCGTCACCTCGTCAAGCCGTGCCTTGGCAGCATCGTACCGTGCCACAAGTCCCTCGTAGTGCTTCTGATACTCTTCCTGATTCTGTGCAATGCGAGCGTTCTGCCTAACGCAGTTCTCCGTCATCTCCACCAATACCGCCAACTCCTGCTGCAGCTTGACTTTCTCTTCCGTGAGAACCGTCGTGTCGCAAAGCGTCTGCTTGATGAGCCGAGCATTCGCGATGATCTCATCCCGCTCCGTTACCAGTCGATTGAACGCCGTAACAAAGGCCGCCTTGATTTCCTCTTCCGTCACATGAGGAGTTCGGTATTTTTGTCCATCGTACTTGTTGTTGCAGCGGTAGATGATGCGTCTGTATTTATCTGTGGAATGCCAAACTTTAGCGCCGAAAGAACCGCCGCACGCACCGCACCGGATTTTCCCCGAGAAAATGTTCACGCCGCTGTATCTCCCACCTTCCCGTGTGCGCCGCTCCATCTCCCTCTGCACCATCTCGAACACGGCAGGGTCAATGATGGCGGGATGGCTCTGTTCCACGAAGTAGCTTGGCACTTGTCCGCAGTTCTTGACGGCTTTCTTGGTGAGGAAGTCCGGCGTGAAGGTCTTCTGGATTCTTGCGCATCCCGTGTACTTCTCGTTGGCGAGGACTCCCCGGATGGTCTTGGCGTTCCATTTCTCCTTGCCCGTGACCGTCAAGATGTGCCGTGCGGTCAGTTCCTTTGCGATCCTGCCGGCTGTCATACCTTCAAGGAAAAGCTGGAAGATGAGCCGCACGATCTTGGCTTGCTCCTCATTGATGGCAAGATTGCCGTCCTCTCCCTTGTCATAGCCGAGGAAGTGCGAGTAGCCGACGGAGAACTTGCCGTCGGCAAACTTTTTCCTGAGTCCCCATGTGACGTTCTCCGAGATGGATCGTGCTTCCTCCTGCGACAAGCTGCTGAGGATGGTCAAGAGGATTTCACCACGCGCCTGAAATGTCCAGATCGCCTCTTTTTCAAAGTAGACCTCGATGCCGTGCTCCTTGAGTTTCCGTATCGTTGTGAGGCTGTCCACCGTGTTTCTGGCGAAACGTGACACAGATTTCGTGACAATCAGCTGAATCTTGCCATCCAGAGCGTCCTGCACCATGCGGGTAAAGCCCTCACGCTTTTTCAGAGAAGTTCCTGTCACGCCTTCATCCGAATACATTCCGGCGAACTCCCAGTCCGAGCGACTCTTGATGTAGTTGGTGTAATAGTCCACTTGGGCGGCGTAGGAGGTTTTCTGATCTTCATTGTCCGTGGAGACTCGTGCATACGCCGCCACTTTACGTTTTTCTGCGGTCGCCAGCGGCATTTCCGAAAATCTATGGATGCTGGCCGGGATGACCGTCACACTTCGCATTACGCTCACGTCCTTTCCATCGTCTGTATTCAGCTCGCCGACGCATTTGAACGGCGTCGAATATCTCCTGCGTCACCAACGGCTCATGATCATTCTCGATGACATCCTCCTGCCCACTCTCGGAGAACTGCGCTTTGATTCGGCGAACACCGAGATAGAAGTCGCTGTCCAGCGTGTAGGCGATCAGCTTGCGCGATATTTTCCCGCGAACGCTGCCATAGCCGTCAGCTTCCAGTTTTCGTGAGATGTCGGTGATTTGTAAGCCATCGAGGTAGTATTGGAAGATCAATCGGACTGCCTCGGCTTCTTTGGGAACGATTACATAGCCGTTTTTGCTCCATCGGTAGCCGAACGGCTTTTTATGCGGGTCGGTGTGCTTCTTTTCCGCTTGATCGAAGTACTGGATTCTTGCCGTCCTGACCGTGCCATCGTAGAAGTGGAACTCCAATACGTCCGTATCGGTGGTGAGGATTTTCTCCACTGTCCGAGCAAATGCAGTTTCGTCAAATTCCGTCAAGCCCAATACTTCGCAGGAAGCCTCCCGCAGCCGATCGCCACGGATGTTCCTCGCATCGCACGTCCGCTTGCGGATTTTGTCGTAGCAAAACCAGTGTTCCTGCAAGCCGTCGTGTCCGTTGGTTCTGGTCACACCTTTGACGAAATGCGCACCGCATCTGCCGCAGATGATTTTCGCCGAGAAGCAGCTCGGCTTTACGATGCGATGTGCCGCCGGGTTGAACGCATAGCTGTCCCTGATTTTTTCCTGCACCTTCTCGAACGTCTCACGGTCGATGATGGCAGGATGATTGTCTGTGACGTAGTAACGTGGCAGCTGTCCCTTGTTCTCGATGATTCTGTGCGTCCGAGGATTTTCCGTAATGTAGCGTTGCAGGAGAACGTCCCCGGCATAGACCATGTTCTGCAAAACATAGCGGATAAAGAACATGGAGCAGGCGTACCCGTGGCTCTCTAGCCAGCGGGAAGTCTGCCGAAGAGGTACGTCCCTCAGGAAATTATCATAGATCACCCGTATGGCATTTGCCTCTTCCTCGCAGATGACGAAGGATTTTCCGTCCCAGCGATAGCCGTAGGCTGCCGTGTGCCATTGCTCTCCACGCTCGAATTTCTTCTGAATCGACCACTTGGCATTGTCGGACTGGCTACGACTCTCCTCCTCAGCAAAGCCCGCCAAGATTCCAAGCATGAGTTCCCCGTCCGCCGAGAGCGACTTGATGTTCTCCTTCTCGAACCAAACGTCGATGCCGAGGGATTTCAGATGTCGCACCGTTTCCAATAGGTCTACCGTGTTTCTGGCAAATCTTGAAATACTCTTGCACAGAATGATGTCGATTTTCCCGGCATCACAATCCTCGACCAGACGCTTGAATTCCGTTCTGTGTCGGATGTCGCCGCCGGAGATACCGCTGTCGGCGTACACCCCGACATAAATCCATTCTGGATTTTTCTGGATGAGATTGCTGTAACAGCTGACCTGTGCCGAAAGCGAATGGTTCAATCGGTCCGATTCCATGGAAACACGGGCATAAGCCGCCACTTTCTTTTTGGGTGTAAGGGTCGCCACGGTCGGCTCTATGCGTGTAATCTTCATTTGTATCACCCCTCACCATATATCCCTCAACTTGGGCAAGGAGTCAACGCCATTCCCGCATATATCGAGCCGATCAGCGGCTTATATTTTTCGAGGAATACTTGCTCCACACGCGCATATTCTTCTTGGGAAATCAGCCCCTCGGAGTGCATACGGCGTACCACGCCCATAGTGGCTTGGTACATTTTTTCGTTATGAAACTCTTCCTTCGTCATGCTTTTTCTCCAAATCGCTCGGCGATGTAGCACGCATGAGAGCAGTATTTCCTTCGACTGTTGCCATAAATCTCAAAGGTTCTACCGCAATGATGACACGTCAGCCGATAGACGGCTTTGCGTTGCACAAGATGCAGATGGCTGTTCCACCACTTCTGACGGCAAGCATCCGAGCAGAAGCGCCGCTTTTTTCTTCCGGGGATTTGCTCCATCTTCTTGCCGCAGCATTCACAAGTGGGGGCATGCTTTATGGGCACAGCTCTCTCCTGCCTCGCTATCGCCGATCTGCGGCAAAAAGACTTCACGGTGTTTTCGGACAATCCGATGAGCTGCGCGATTTTCTTGTATCCCTCACCCTTCCTACGAAGATCTTTTATTTTTGCTTTCTGATCGTCTGTCATCGTTTTGCCCCCTCTCTGCAACAAAAAGGACAGAAATACCGATTTTTAGCGGATTTTCCCACTGCCATAAAGATCACCTCTATCAAAGAGCCACGGCAGAGGCAATACTTCATGGGATTGGACAAAAAAATATTGCCCGTGGAGGAAAATCCATCCACGGGCAGAGCGTTATCCGTATTCATTTGTCTCTGAGGCTGTGCATCATGTCCTGCAATTTTTGTGGTACGGGAAGCCCCATCCACGCTGCGTTCTCGATGATCGAGATTCCTTCATTCGAGATGTAGAAGAAGATCACGGCAGAGCGCAGGACACAGCCGCTTCCGATGATGTGGGTATCCAGTACGTTCGCCACGCCGACAAGGGTGAAGATGCAGACTTTCTTGCAAATGCCCTTGAAGCCGATGGCACTGGACAGTTTCTTCTCTACAATGGCTCTCAGCACTCCTGTAACATAATCCGTTGCCACAAACACAACGAGCGCATAGAGCAGATCATCGAAGCTGCCAAGGAACTCCCCGACTACGATGCCAATGCCCGCCGCATACAGACGTATGGTTAAAATCTGATCCATCATCAAAAACCTCCTGCCTTTTTCCATTTTCCGAGATGATTCATCCTGCGCAGACGGCGGTTCAGACAGTCTTTCATTAAAAGAGTAAGCTGCCCGTCTTCCCATAGGTACAGTTCGGAGGTCTCATTGCCCAAGATGGAACTAGGCACCATACTGACCAGATATTTCTCCTTACCCAAGGGACAAACATTCACGCGTCCTCCTGCATGCGTATCAATCTTCATAATCAACTCATCCTGCGTGTTATAGATGGGCGTGCTGCATTTGCCGGAGCCCCCCATAAAATTCCCATCGCTTGGCAGCAGCATATACATCCCGTCATAGATGGGAAAGCGGACACTGTAATCCGGTGCAATCCATTTCGTGTGAGATCGTTGTGTTTCACCGGTGACAGGATCTTTCCACGATGTTTTGGATTCCTCGCTCCACGGTTCGATGTTTGTGCCGTCAAAGACCACATGGCGCTCAGAGCTGATCCAAGTCCCATCCCACAGCTTCCGCGATACTTGATGCCATATGAGCAATTTGAATCTTCCTTGCTGATCCACCCGTCCTTCGAGCGGTCGGCAGGTATAGTGATCATACGGATCGTCCACAGGAGGAGTGCCAAATGCTTTCTCAAGATCGTATGTGGCAATAATCTCCCCATTGCATCTGACATGGGAGACACCATCATGCACCTCTGCCCCAAGGATAGAATCCACAAGAACATTAGCGTCCTCAAGTGTATAGACATTTCCCCGCGCATCCATCTCGATATCGAGCAACCCCGTCTTCAGAAATGCAAAGCGGTCACCGTGATTGACCATCCACCCGGCATCTTTTCCAAAGCCCAGTTCATGCAGTTTGCCCTTCGCATAATACGAATAGCGCATCCGCTCTTTGTGATCCGTCCGCTTGAGTTGAAGGATCGGTACTCCAGAAAGGGCATTCGTCGGAACATAACTGCTGCCCCCATTGGATTTATGCCCGTAGACGCAGCGACCGTCCGTCCAGATCCACTCGCCCGGATAGACACTGCGGTTTCCTATGCAGGTAAGCCACACACCATCCGCAAGCACCCGATTCCCGCGCACATCTTTCACTCTAGCCCTGTGCATCGTCTCACGCTCCCACGATTACGGCAGTACCGCCCTTTGAAATCTGTACCCACACAAAACTTCCGTCACTGGTGTTGCAGTCCACCGCCGCACGAAAAGGATAGGATCGCTCGCCGATATGGACACGTCCATTTTGAATCCTTCCGCGCTGTGCGCGAGATTCCTGAGTACTTCCTTTTCTCAGTCCTGCTCGGATTGCTGCCGCAAGCCCTAGAACGCCGTTCATCCGTACCACCTCACCATCTTGATCGTCTGCCGCAGAAGGCGCGGCGTGAGTTCCACCGTGTTGGACTGCAAGAAATACTCATGCCCCTCGAAGCGGATGCGCTCGGTGAAATCGACGATGTGGTCAATGTCGGGAACGCCGCTACGAATCCGTGCGCGAATCTCCACCGTGATTGTCTCCTGCGTCTTGCGATTGAGCCATTCGATTTCTCGTGTCAAGGCACGAAGATAGTCCGTCCCCACAACGGGAAACTCCGTGTCGATGAGCGAGGAGTACGGAAGCTCATCATCGCTCGCGTAACTTGCACCAAGGCTGAGATTCGACTGCTCGACGGTGAACTGACTCGCCTTGCCGCCGGGCTTTCCCTGCGATAAACTGCTCCCCTCCAATACGCCATCCACATAGACCGTAGTCGCATACCATCCGTAGCCAAGCGGTGCGTGGTAGGTGATGCGCTCCGTTCCCTTCTCGTTGCTCCAATCCTCCCAGTCATATTCCGTATGCTTCTTCCCATCATTGACGGGTTCTGTTGTACGCTCCCATTCCTTGAAGAGGTAAACGTCGCGCCCCGTGGAGGCGTATGCGTAATCCGTGCGGCTGGTCGAGCCGTCCACGTTGTGCGTGCGCTTCTCCGCGAGGTATTCCCCATCGTAGGTATAGGTGCTGTAGCCGTTCTCATTCGTCTCACGGACGAGAAAGCCGTTGGAGTAAGTACGGCTGATTTCTTTGAAGGAAATCGTGCCGGTGAAAGGGATAGGCGCAGTATCCTCCTCGTTGTGCGCCCCGCTCTCGTGATTGTTGTTCGCGCTGTGCCAGACGGAACGCAGAAGTTTCCGCTCAATGGTCGGCTGTGCGTGCGGCCAGTTCGTAATATCGACCACGGATTCCTCCATGCCGCGCTGAATGATGTGGAGCGTATCTCCTCGAATAAAGACGTTGATCTGCCGCTGCGGCAGTTTCGCCGTCCATCCGAAAAGCGCGGAGATGAAGTCATGATACGTCATTCCACTCCCCTCGAAGTTCTGAGATGGGATGAAATCATCGGTCAGCCGATGTAATTTCAAACCAAGTGCCGCCGCAATCTCGGCAGCATAGCGTGACACCTTTGCCCGCTCCACGTAGATATGGATGGGCGTGTAGAGGAGGGTGTCCTTACTGTATGTCCCCTTGACGGACTGCACGATGCCGCGCTGACTCGTTTCCTCCACGAGAAAACGGAAGGCATAATCCATCACCCGCCCTTCTACACACGCACCGACAGACAGCGGTTGAACGGTTTCAAGTTGGATGTTGTCGGAAAGAGAGAGTTCCCCAAGCGTCACAGAGAACGAGCGAATGCCGCGCTCCCTAAACTCTGCGTAGGTAAGCGTGTGCGGAATCTCGATTTTCGTATCTGCAAGAATCCGCGACTGTTTAACAAGAGTCCGCTTTGTATCTGCCAACGCCACTTTACAGCGACCAATGCGCCGCTGTGTGTCGCTCGTTACCGTAATTTTCTTGACGATCCGAATATCGCGCAGGGTATCTGCATGAGCAGAACAGGATGACGTGACTTTACGTGACGTATCTCCGCTGACCTGCACGGATTGACGGAATACGGGAATCACCGTGGCGTATATGAGCGATTTTAGATGAATGCGCCCGAACGGCAGCCACGAAATGCAGACGGCAGGTTTCAGCTTGATGCTCATGTTCCCGCTCTCCATCCGAACTGCCTCCCCGTGAGTTCTGCAATCGTCATGGAGACGGATCGCGCGTCCGCAACAACGGATATCGGATTCTGCTCTACAATGTGCCTTCCGTATTCCGTGATATTCCCGCCGCTCTTTTCAATCGCCGTCAAAGCGCACAGCCCTTCTGCCGTGCGATAGGCAGGATTCCCGATGAGGGAAATCCCCGTCACGCGCGAGTCTGCACCATACTGCGCGGATAGTGCGGCAACATCCACCGTTTGCAGAATCTCCTGATTCGCAGCCGTCGCCTCATAACTTCCATCACCGCAGTCGGTCATATTTGTTTGCGTTTCCTTGACAGGAAGCGTAATAACCTGTTCCTGCGGGCTGAGCTCCTCATCCGAGAGGATGAGATTAGATAACAGGGCATCGCTACTTTTGCTGCAGAGGGTTACTGTCTTTGCTTCGGAATCCCCGGCATACCAGAGTTCTTCGTTCTGTGCATGGTAGATTTCACGCCCGTTGACCATGACGTGCATGATTCCATCGGCATGATTACCCTGCTTGATATGAAACCACAACGTATTGACAGCATCTGTGCGGATCACCCCTGCGGTGTCGGTGAGACTATATATATTACGGCCGTCTTTACGAATCTCGATGTCCCATACAGCGCGGTTCGGGCTGATCTTGATGCCGTTATAGTATCCGATACATACCCACACAAGCGCATCTTCTGCATTCGTTGGATTTTTTAGGAACACATCGAACCGCCCGTATAGCTCCGTCGGGATCTCCGAGAGCAAAAGCCCCCTGTTCATCTGCGTTTGCCAAAAAGATATGCCCGTTTTACTGTACTGTTCCCCTGCTACCGTCGTGCCACCGCTGACCGAGAGCAGCTCCGCATAGCCCGGATTGATGTATTTGAACGCCATACGAACCTCCTCAATCCGACACCAGAAGCCCTTCTGCCTGAATGTCAACGCTCACATCCTGCTGCGGTTTCTCGTCCGCTGTGCTGACTGCCTTCACCCAGAAAATCGTATTCTTATCGGCAACATTGGATAATGCGATGCTGTCTTTCCACTCGGCAGACTCCAATGCTGTTTCGGCACTGTATTTGTTATCCGTCGCGGCTTGCCACTTGTCCGCATGATCGCCAACGAATTTGATCGTCAGTTCCCCGTCGATATGGAAGCCGCTCTCGCAGCGCACGGCGCACTTGACGGCTTTCTGCTCGCCCTTGCCCGCATCGAGCAGGACGGAGATGGGCGCAAGCTCCGTGCCGGAGCTGACCTCCGTTCCGTCCTTGCCGCCCTCGGTCGGATTGTTCATATAGATATGCAAGAGTTCTGCCATTGTCATACCCTCCAAAATTCCAGAGACAGTTTATAGACCTTCGGGAAATGTGCCATATACTCGTAGGATTTCACCACGACGCGCATGGAGGGCAGAACATTCCCGCCCTCATCGGTCACGGACACCATTGCGCGGCTGTCCCAATATGCCTTGATTTTCTCCCATGCGGCAGAAGTGACCGTGACCGAACAGGAAATACGGTCGCCCTCTGCAATATGCCCGAAATCCTGCACGACCACGCCGCCGACAATCTCCAAGAGCTGCTGACGATCATCGGGAACAATCTGCCAGTTTTCAACGGATAATGTCCGTACCTCACCAATGTGAATATGAATTGGAATCACCCCCTAGGGCATTTTCAACGGCGGGGCGAATGCGGTCGGCGACGTGATCGGCAAGCATACGCATTCCCTCGTTGTCCTCCGTGACGGCGTTCTCGATTTGTACCTGTATGTGAATCTGGCGATTGTCCGTCATGGATGGCGCAGTTTTCTCCCCATTTCTCGATGAAGGGACATTCTGTCCCCCGCTTGAAACAATCTGCGCTTGTTGCCCCAATCCTGCCATCATCTGTGCGTATGAGAACTCCTGCCCATTCACACGGATGCGGGAGCTGTCCTCACGCTTCTCGGGAGCAAAATTCGGCAGGAGATTCTCTATCGCCCATTTACGCCCGGACTGGAACTGTTGGAGAAGCTCCGGTGTCAGCCCCAGATCCTCTGCGGTCAGCTTGTTCTTTTTCCGAAGATACTCCATCAGCCCGACTTGCCCGGATTTCTTGAACACCTGCAGTTCCTCTTTCTGGGAGCGGAGGACTTCCAGAGCGGCGTTGCGTTTGGCATCGAGTTTCTGCTTCTCCGCCCAACGTGTCGCTTCGACCTCGTCCAGACCTTTCTGCACCCACGCATCCTTCTCGCGCTCGATCTCCGCAAGGCGATTTTCAAGCTCGGTTTTCCAGATGGAGTCAATATTGGATGCAACGTCACGCTCCCATTGCTCCATCACTCGCGCCTTGCTCTCACTGAGCCACGCCTGCGTCTGCACCTCGTCCAAGCCCTTCTGCCGGAAGGCATCGGCTTCGCGGGCGATGGAGTCCAACTTGTTTTGCAAATCGGTCTTGTAGAGCGCATTCGCCTTGTCTACAACGTCGCGCTGAAAGTCAGCGTAGATTTTCGCTTCCTTTGCCAGACGGTATTCGTCGATGAGATGAGGATCTGCACCCTTCTGGAAGAAATCGAAGGCCTCACGATCCAGAGCGTGTAGACTGTTCTCGATGTCTGTGTGTGTCAGTGTATATAAGCTGTCCGTTAGTTGTGCGGTCGCCTTTGCGGACTCACTGGCCGTCTTTGCAGCATCTTTCTCGGCTGCCGCACGGATTTTCGCAGCTTTGGCATTCTGCTCCTGCGCCTTGGCATTCTTCTCCGCTTCGGCACGCGCCTTCTCCTCTGCCGCCGCTTTCTCTTTGGCAAGTTTCTGCTGTTCTTGGTACTGCTTGTATTCGTCCCCGTAGAGAGCATCGAGAACGCTGCCGCCGAGGAACGGAACAGCAATCAGCGGAGATGCCACAGGATGATTTTTGAGGAGCCACGCATTCGCCTCGGCGTGTTCACTCGCCTTATGAATCTGCTCTCCGACAAAGCCTGCAAGCTCCGCGACGGTCTTGAGTGCTTCGCCCCATCCGAGCACGGCGTCCGTGATTTCGTCCTTGTTATCCCGAATGGTTTCAACCAGAGACTCGAAGCCGTCATTGATCTCGGGCATGAGTTCCTCGGCGACAGGAAGGAGAGCCGCACCAAGCGCGAGTTTCAGCTGCCCCACTTCCATCTCCATCGCACGCCACTTGAGATAGGTCTCATGCGCCTGTTCCGGGTCAAGCAGCCCCGTGGTCTTGACCCGTGAGGAAATCGTCATCAGATCGTCATACTGTTCGAGAATGGGGATGAGTGCCGCACCACGCGCACCAAGGACTTCTGCGGTATACGCCTCCTCCATGCCCGCTTCGCTTGCCGTCTTGTATCCCTTGGCAAGCTGTGCCAGCTGCTCGTTCAGAGGCAGGAGATTTCCCTGCTGATCTTTGAGCGCAATGCCAAAGCGCGAGAGTGCGCGGACAGTATCGTTGCCGCTCTCCCCCGCAGCAGATACCTGTTTGTCAAGACGAGCAATCAGCGGTATGACGCTCTTGATGTCTGTATCCGCAAGCTGAAACATACGCCCCAGTTCAGCGGCTTCCCCCGCAGAGACGTGAAGTCGTTGCGTCAGCTTGTAGACGTTCTCACCCGCAAGCATCGCGTCCTTGGTGATGTTGAACAGCCCTGCGCCGGTTGCCGCGACGGCCATAACTGCGGCCATCTTTGTGGAGAGGATGTTGAATCCGCTCGTTAGATTCTTGACCCCCGCCT